ACTTTGAAAAGTCAAAGGCTCCACAATTTGCTGGCAAGTCAAAAGAGAAGCGCAGAATGATGGGAATTGCTGCCTACCTTTCAGCCAAGAAGGGCGGGATGAAGGAAGAAGTTGAATTGGAAGAAGATATATCTAAAATGTCGACTGACAAATTAAAAAAGCACTGGGATAAACATAAAGACGAATCTGGTGCATCACCTGTATTCGCAGCTCAATTAAGACAAGTTGGTAAAGAATTGACCAAGCGTAAAGCACTACGCAAAGAAGAAGTAGAACATCTAGATGAACTAGACAAATCAACAATGCGTAGTTATGTTAACAAAGCAGCTGTTGATATTGCTCGTTCAGGTGTTACTAAAGGTATGTTAACACATCAGAGCAACAAAGAAATTATGGCTAAGCATATTGGCAAGAGACTTAAGGGTATCGATACAGCTACTAAAAAGTTAGCTTATGAAGAGGTAGATGCTTCTCTATTAGGTCTATACATCAGCTTAAACGACGAAAATAGATTAACTATGTTACAAATGGTTGATGAAGGTCGCCAGTCTGAGCTACTAGATTTTGCTCAAACAATTATGGAGCAGGCAAATGGCAACGATAATTAATCAAAAAAATGGCAAGATTGTAATTCATGCTACTGCAAACGTTAATTCAAACGTTGCTTCTTTCGCACTAAGTGGTGAGAACTTTACAGACATACAAGTCTCGCAAGTATTCTGGTCAGCCAACACGGATGTTTTTGTAAAGCGCGGCTCAAACACTCTGCTTTACTTCCCTCCTAACTCAACTGGAGGTATCGACTTTGCAGGAGAAGGTATGGCTCTTTCTCAAGATTCTACTGCTAACGTCGTCATCACGATTGGTAACGGTGGCGCAGGGTTTGTGCTATTAGAGCTTACAAAGATATTAGATCTTCCCGCAACCTACGACTACTACGAAAACTAAAATGAAACTAATCAGCGAACTAACAGAACAGGTCAACTACCTTGTAGAATCAAAGGACGGTGGCAAGAAGGACTTCTTTATCGAAGGTGTGTTTCTTCAAGGTAATCGACAAAACAGAAACAATAGAATCTACAAGACTGAAACTCTTGATAGAGAAGTTTCAAGATACATTAAAGAGTATGTTGAAAAGAATCGCGCGTTTGGTGAACTGGGACATCCATCAGGCCCTACACTTAACCTAGAGCGCGCATCACATATCACAAAAAGCCTAAAACGTGAGGGTGACGATTTTATTGGTCGTGCTAAGATTCTACACACCATACGGCAATATCGTGAAGAATCTAATGCAAGAAGGTGCTCAGCTTGGCGTATCATCAAGAGGTATGGGCACTGTTAAAACCAACAAAAACGGTATTCAGGAAGTGCAGGACGACTTTCATCTAGCAACAGCTGCTGATATTGTTGCTGATCCTTCTGCACCTGATGCATTTGTAAGAGGTATTATGGAGGGAGTTGAATGGGTAATGAACCCAGACGGCGGCTTTAGAATGATACAAATAACCGATCAAATGCAGACAGCAATGAAGAAGATGTCACCACGTCAGATTGAAGAAGGTAAGATGCATCTCTTTCAAACGTTTTTAAACGAGCTAGTACATAAATAATAAATTTAAACTTTTATAAATAAAATAGTATTATTAAGGAGTTTACTACCATGAATCAAGATTTACAAGAACTAATGGATGTCGGCGGCGGCCAGACCGGTACAACTAAAGTACCGGAGCCTGTTGCTAAAAAGGCAACCCTTCCTAACTCAAAAGACCAAGGCGATAAGTCTGTAATCAAAGGCGCTACCGCTGCAGGTCAAGACAAGCAGGAAGATACAAATTCAGAAAACAATACAAAGCCAACAGGTGATATGTCAGCACAAAACAGATCATCGGTTTCTATGAAAGAAGAGATCAAGGGGCTGTTCCTAGGACAAGACCTATCTGAAGAATTCAAAGAAAAGGCTACAACGATTTTTGAAGCAGCTGTTCACGCTAAGGTGGAAGAACTGCGCGAGCAGCTCGAACAAGAATATGAAGTCAAGTTACAAGAGCAGGTTGTTAGCGCAGTAGAAGAAATCTCAACATCTGTTGACGACTACATGAACTATGTTGTCACCGAGTGGATGTCAGAGAATGAAGTTGCTATTCATTCATCACTGCGTTCAGAAGTTACTGAAGAGTTCATCAATGGAATGAAGACGCTATTCGAGCAGCACTATATCGATATCCCTGAAGATAAGGTTGACGTTGTTGAAGAGCTATCCGCTAAGGTAGAAGCACTAGAGGACAAGCTTAACGAGTCGCTGAACAGTAATATCGAGCTTAACAAAATTCTTATAGATTACACAAAAGAAGACATCTTCGCTGAAGTATCCGAAGGTCTTGTTGCTATTCAAGCTGATAAATTCAAGACATTAGCTGAAGGTGTTGAATTTACCAATGCAGAAACATACAGACGTAAATTAGAAATTGTTAAGGAAAACTACTTCTCGGGCAAGATTGTAAAGTCGAACATGATCGAAGAAGAAGTTGATAACGCCGAAGATTCAGAAGTTGCTGCTCCAAAAGCATCTGGTCAAGTTTCGCGTTACGTTAGTGCCATTTCAAGAACTATTAAGAAGTAACTTTTATAAATAACCATTAACCCAGTTAAAAAGGAAGGGGAACTTAAAAATGTATTTAAACGAAGAAATCCAACAAAAATGGCAGCCAGTGCTTGAGCACCCAGATCTTGACAAGATTCAGGATGCCCACAAGCGCGCCGTAACTGCTACTATCCTCGAGAACACCGAGCGTGCCCTCCGCGAAGCCAGTGGTATGGTTCGTGGCAGCCAGTCGCTATTTGAAGCCAATCAGCCAGTTAACGCAATGGGCGGTTCGTCTTCAGTTGCTACTGACGGCAGCATTGATATTTTCGATCCAGTTCTAATCTCGCTAGTTCGCCGTGCTATGCCTAACCTAATCGCGTATGACCTATGCGGTGTCCAGCCTATGACTGGTCCTACGGGTCTAATCTTCGCGATGCGTGCTCGCTATGCTAATCAAGCTGGTAGCGAAACATTCTACAACGAAGTTAACACCGCGTTCTCGACAATCGCTACCGGTGCTGACACTGTTGGTAATAAGAATGCAGGTTCAATTCCTGGCTCAAGCAACACCACATTGCTAGCCCAGTCAGCTAACGTTAACTATGCCGGTGGCATGTCAACAGCAACAGCTGAAAACCTAGGTTCGAACAACTCGCTAGTATTCCCAGAAATGGCTTTCTCGATCGAGAAGGTATCGGTAACAGCTAAGAGCCGTGCTCTAAAGGCTGAATACTCGATGGAACTTGCACAAGACCTACGCGCTGTTCACGGTCTAGACGCTGAAACCGAGCTTTCAAACATCCTTTCGACAGAAATCCTCGCCGAAATCAACCGCGATGTTATCCGTACAATCTATGTAACAGCCAAGCAAGGTGCTACAGAAGGTACAACAACAGCCGGTATTTTCGACCTAGATACCGATTCGAACGGTCGTTGGTCAGTTGAAAAGTTCAAGGGTCTAATGTTCCAACTCGAAAGAGAAGCCAACAAGATCGCCAAGGATACAAGACGTGGTAAGGGTAATTTCGTACTCTGCTCATCGGACGTTGCTTCTGCTCTTCAAATGGCTGGTGTTCTAGATTACGCTCCTGCTCTTAACAGCAACAACCTAAACGTTGATGATACTGGTGCTACATTCGCCGGTGTTCTAAACGGACGTATTCGTGTTTACATCGATCCATATGCCAGCGGCAACTTCTTCATGATGGGTTATAAGGGTTCGTCGCCATTCGACGCCGGCCTCTTCTACTGCCCATACGTACCGCTACAAATGGTACGTGCTGTTGATCAAGACACCTTCCAACCCAAGATTGGTTTCAAGACCAGATATGGAATGGTTTCGAACCCATTCGCATTCGGTGCCAGCCCATCGGCTGGTGCATTGACAGAAAACAGCAACGTTTACTATCGTCGCGTACTAGTAAATAACTTAATGTAAAAATTAAGTACATAAAAATAATATAAATGAGCAGTAACATCAAGCCCGCTAGAATATTCTAGCGGGCTTTTTCTTTGATAAATATAATCATGACTGCTACTCAAAACCTACCTACAAACAAGAACTTTTTATCACCTCTAGGGTTTAGATTTTTAATCAACAAAACCCCAGGTGTTAATTACTTTGTTCAATCCGTCAATATACCAGATATTACTCTTGGTAATTCGCCTGTACCTACACCGTTCAAATCAATACCGCTTGCCGGTGATCATCTCGAATACGGTGACCTTGAGGTTAGATTTAGAGTAGACGAAGAGTTGCGAAACTATAGAGAAATATTCGATTGGATTACGGCGTTAGGTTTCCCAGAGACATTCAATCAATATAAAAGCATTGCAGATATTGCTCCAGCGTCCGGTAAAGGTGCTTACTCTGACGCAACACTTACAGTACTATCCAGTGCTAAAAATCCTATTGTAAATTACTTGTTTAAAAACATATACCCTTACACGCTTACTGACCTAGTTTTCGATACAACTCTTGAAGACGTTAACTATATTGAAGTTACATCTCAGTTTAAGTTTGAGACGCTGAGCGTTGAATACTTGATTTAGGTAACAAGGTATATTAAAATAATAGTCATTGTTTACAGTAATGGCTATATGAAACTAGAAGAAATACAAACGCACTGGGAAAGAGATAGTTGTATTGATCGCACCGAACTAGGTGAAGAAAGTCTTAAGATCCCGCAACTACACTCAAAGTACTTTAATATGTTTTCAACTGAGCGTATGCTTCTAAGAAAGCTTGAAGCTGACTCTAAGGTGCTTTACAGACAGAAGTATGAGTACTATAACGGGACCCTTGACAGAGAAACATTAGAAGAAAAAGGATGGGATCCAAACCCTCTTAAGATACTCCGTTCAGATATTGGAATGTATCTAGACTCAGATCCTGATTGCAAGCAAATACTGTTAAGAATTGAGATGCAGAAAGAAAAGGTTGAGTTTTTAGAATCGATAATAAAATCACTACCGAATCGAGGGTATCAGATATCACAAGCAATTGCTTGGGAGAAGTTTAAAGTAGGGGCCTGATGTCTAAAATAGTATTAGAAAAAATAAACGATGTAGCAATCAAGGCTCACTGCGAACCAGACGTTGCGCAAGAATTATCTGACTATTTTACGTTCACTATACCTGGTGCAAAATTCCTACCTGCAGTAAGAAGAAAGGTATGGGACGGTAAGATAAGATTATTCAGCGCCGCAACAAGGACGATATATGCCGGTCTCAGGCTACACGTTGAGCTCTTCGCAAGAGAAAGAAACTATGAAATTGAGTATTACAACAGCGATGATTTTACAGATCAAGAATTTTCGCTAGTTGATGCTAAAGAATTTATTAAGACACTTAATCTCACACTTGAACCTAGAGACTATCAAGTTGAAGGGTTTGCACACGCCGTAAGAACAAAGCGTTGTTTACTACTATCACCTACAGCATCTGGTAAGTCATTAATCATATACATGCTTGCCAGGTACTTTCACAAAACCCGCACACTTGTAATTGTACCAACAACCTCGCTTGTACATCAAATGGCATCCGACTTCGAGTCGTATAGTAATATTGATTCAAACAAGTTCTGCCATCGAATACTTTCTGGCGCAGAAAAAGACACAGATCTACCTTTTGTAATATCTACCTGGCAGTCGATTTATAAGATGCCAAAGACATGGTTTGCGCAGTTTGATACAGTTATAGGAGATTAAGCGCATCTCTTCAAGGCGAAGAGTCTGACTAGTATACTGTCAAAGCTTGTACAATGCCCTAATAGGTTTGGGTTTACCGGGACGCTTGATGGCACACAAACTCATAAACTAGTTCTTGAAGGACTATTTGGACCGGTTAAAAGAGTAACAACGACCTCCGATTTAATGGAGCAAAAACATCTTGCTGAATTGAAAATAAAAGCTATAATTTTATCACATCCGGATTCTGCAAGACAGTTAAATAAATCTGCAGACTACCACTCTGAGATGGACTATATAGTAAGTAATCCGGCGAGAAATAGGTTTATAACGAATCTCGCACTGTCTCTTAAGGGCAATACTCTTCTACTATTCCAATATGTAGAAAAGCATGGAAAGGTGCTTTACGACGTTCTAAAACAAAGCAGCGATAATGAAGTATACTTCGTTTCAGGTGACGTTGACGGTCAGGTTAGAGAAGATATTAGACAGGCTGTCGAACAGAGTGAAAGATCAATTGTTGTGGCGTCATACGGTACATTTTCAACTGGTGTAAATATTAAAAACCTTCACAACGTAATATTTGCAAGTCCATCAAAATCAAGAATACGTAATTTACAATCTATTGGTAGAGGGTTAAGAAAGAGTAGTGTTAAGCAAGTAGCCACTCTTTATGACATTGCTGATGACCTAACCTGGAAAACAAAAAAGAATCATACTATACTTCACTTCGCTGAACGCATCAAGATTTATAATGAGGAAAAGTTTAACTACAAGATTTATAACATAGGATTAAAAGAATGATCACTCTTATAAAACTTATCGATGGCACAGAAATTGTCGGTAGCGTATCAATTAACGATACCCAAGATATTACAGTAGATAATCCTCTACAGATTAACTATTTTATAAAGACGCCTGCATCCATGCCAATTGTCTCACTGCATAGATACATGCCATTTTCCAACAACAATAGCTTTATATTTTGTAAAGATCATGTCATTGCTCAATCGGATCCAATGCCTGGTATGAAGGAATATTATACCACCACGCTGAAAGAAATTTCTGAATATATGGATTCCGAACTGAACCTATCACTATATGGTAAGGTTGAGGCTATTACCGAAGATGGCGATGATGTAACTAAAGCTCTACTAGAAAGGGCGCTATTAAAGCCGACACTGAACTGATGACGAAAGCAAATAATAACTATTATGTAGACAATAAGAAGCTCTATCAGCATATGGTAGAGTATAAAAAACTAGTCAATGAACATACCGGCGAAGGACAAAAACCGGAAATCCCCCCCTATGTTGGCCGCAGCATTTTGATGATTGCAAATAGACTTTCCTTAAAGCCTAATTTTATTAATTACTCGTATCGTGAAGAAATGATCTGCGACGGGGTAGAGAATTGCATCACATACATTAATAACTTTAACCCGGACAGGACAAATAATCCTTTTGCATATTTTACTCAGATTATTTACTTTGCATTCCTCCGGCGAATACAGAGAGAAAAGAAGCAGGTTTATATCAAACATAAGTCATTAGAAAATTCTATCATTTTAAATACTCTCAATGGGGTTAATGATTTTGACGACGGTGAATTCGAAGGCAGTTATGCGATTGAGAATGACAATCAAAACATGAATGACTTTATTAAAAACTTTGAAGATGGTTTAGAGAAGAAAAAGAATAAGAGAAAGCAAAGTCTTGAAAATATTATACTAGATAATGAGGATTTAAATATTGAAAGTAGCACTGATAACTGATACGCATTATGGTGCAAGAGGGGACAGCGTTGCATTTTCCAACTTCTTTGCAAGGTTTTATCAAGAAGTATTTTTTCCTTATATTGATAAGCATAAAATAGACACCGTCATACATCTAGGAGATGTATTTGATCGGCGAAAATATATTAATTTTGCATCGTTACAGACATGCAAAGACTATTTCTTTGAGCCACTAGCGATTAGGAATATTGATACGCATATCATAGCCGGTAATCATGATACGTTCTATAAGAACACTAACGAAATAAACTCTCCAGATCTTCTTTTAGGTGAATATAAAAATATTCATGCATACAGTGAACCTATCGAGGTTACTTTCGAAGGTACGTCTATTTTACTAATGCCATGGATCTGCTCAGGTAACTACAAAGAAGCAATGTATGCAATGGAGCAGACCAAGTCTCAGCTATTGTTTGGTCATTTTGAAATTAGCGGGTTTGAGATGTATAAAGGGTCCGTCAACGATGGCGGATTTGAGACCGGGTTGTTCAGCAAGTTTGACATGGTGCTTTCCGGTCACTTTCATCACAAGTCATCACGCCAGAACATACACTACCTAGGCACTCCGTATGAAATTACATGGTCTGACTATGATGATCAAAAGGGATTCCATGTATTTGATACAGACACTAGAGAATTAACCTTCGTACCTAATCCTTTAAGAATATTTCATAAGATCTTCTATAACGATATTGACAGGACAATGGATGAGGTTGTTAACCAAGATTTTAGTGAGTATAGAGATAGCATTGTAAAGGTGGTAGTTAAGAATAAAACTAACCCATTATGGTTCGATTTCTTTATTGAGAAGCTAGAACAGAATGGTATACATGATATGCAGGTTGTAGAAGATCATCTTAACCTTAACCTCGACGATGATAATGATATCATTAATGAAGCTGAGGATACTATAACTATTCTGAACAAGTATGTTGCACAACTTGACCTAGATGTTGATCGAAATAAGATTGAAAATTTACTGCGAAGCTTATACAATGAAGCAGCATCCTTAGAGCATAACGTATGATTTCCTTTAAAAAAATACATTGGAAGAATTTTCTTTCGACGGGAAATACATTCACCGAGATTGACTTCCAGCGCAATAAATCTACTCTTATCGTAGGAGAGAATGGCGCTGGTAAGTCCACTATTCTTGACGCCTTATGCTTCGCCCTCTATGGTCGTCCATACAGAAAGATTAATAAACCGCAACTGGTTAATACTATTAATCAAAAAGGATTAGAAGTACGGGTTGAGTTTTCAATTGGAAAAAGCGAATACACTGTTATTCGAGGAATAAAGCCGAACATCTTTCAAATATTAGTCAACGGGCAAATTCTAAATCAGAACGCTGAAACTAGAGAATATCAAGAAGTATTTGAAAAAAATATTCTTAAACTTAACTTTAAGTCTTTCTCGCAGATAGTTATTCTAGGTAATGCATCGTTCGTACCGTTCATGCAGTTGCCAGCAGCACACCGTAGAGAGGTTATCGAAGATTTACTAGATATTCAAATCTTCTCAACAATGAACTCACTGCTTAAGGATAGATTATCTACTAACAAGAGTGATATTATTGATAACGACTATCACATTAAGAGTTTAGCGGAAAAGATCGAGCTGCATAAGAAGCATGTTGATTCTTTAAAACAGAATAATGAAGAGCTAGTAGATCAAAAGAAAGTAAAGATTGCTGAATATGAAAAGCAGATAGAAGAAGCAAACAAACAAATTCTAGAGTATACATCACTGTCGAGCGGTCTAGATGAAGAAGTAAACTTAATCGACAAGTTGCGAACAGAAGACCGGGACATTAGAGAACTCTATCGTAAGATGTATGATAAGTCGGTTAAGCTTATCAAGGAGAGCAATTTCTACAAAGAAAATGACAACTGCCCTACCTGTAAGCAAGGAATCTCGCATGACTTTAAAGAACATGCTCTAAATGATAATGATGAAGTTATATCTGAAATCGGTAGTGGTCTTAATAAACTTGATAGAAAACTAAACCGTATAAACGAGAAGATTAGTTTATATTCCAAGTCTCTAGTAACACAACAAGACCTGCATAAGAAAATTACCGAGTGTAATAATAATATTACAGTATGTAATGAGTTTATAAAAGGTCTAAATGACGAAATATTAGTTCTTCAAAGCAATACAAGGCATATTGATGCAAGTAATGAAGAAATTAAAGATCTTAAGTCGGATTTAAAGTCGCGTATTGTACAAAAAGAGTCTTTGCTTGATGATAGGAAGGCATTTGACATTGCTGCAACCCTACTGAAAGACTCAGGTATTAAGACGAAGATTATTAAGCAGTACATTCCTGTTATAAACAAACTTATTAACAAGTATCTCGCCTCAATGGATTTTTTCGTTAACTTTGAGTTAAATGAAAACTTTGAGGAGAGTATTAAATCGAGGTTTAGAGATGAATTTAGTTATGAGTCATTTTCAGAAGGCGAAAAAATGCGTATCGACCTTGCTCTACTATTTACCTGGAGAGCAATTGCTAAACTGCGCAATTCTGCTAGTACTAATCTTCTTATCATGGACGAAGTTTTTGACAGCAGTCTAGATAATTCTGGTACCGATGAATTCTTAAAAATTATTCAGTCAATCGTTAATGATACTAATATCTTTATTATTAGTCATAAGGGTGACACTCTCTATGATAAATTTCATAGTGTCATTAAATTTGAAAAGCATAAAAACTTTAGTCGGATAGCAGCATGATATATGATTTAGTGAGCCCTGATCATTCGCTTCTTAAGACGAAGCTAGAAAAGTTTGATTTTAGCCAACCTCCTATCAACCCAATTGAGCTAGTGAACAATCTTATCGAGACGATGGTTCATTATAAAGGTATAGGACTATCAGCCAATCAAGTAGGACTTCCTTACAGAGTGTTTGTATTACACTCTGCTGAGCCTCTTGCAATGTTTAATCCTATTATTGTAGACGTAACGGCAGAAGAGGTTAAGCTGGACGAAGGATGTCTAAGCTATCCTAATCTCTTTCTACCTATTAAGCGCCCGAAGATGATTAAGGTACGATTTCAAGATCCTTTTGGGGAGTTCCATACAGAAAAATACATCGGTATGACAGCGAGATGTATACAGCATGAACTTGACCATTTAAACGGGATAGATTATACTAAGAGAGCTAACCCTATTCACCTAGCGCGCGCAATGAATCAAAAAAAGATTCTAGATCAAAGTGAAGAAGTTAAAGCAGATAGGACAAGCTATATAATTTACAGCTGCCCTTCCAGCTTACCAAATAACTAGGAGTTGATGATGTCTAAAATTAAAGTCGCAGAGCTTTTCTATAGCCTGCAAGGAGAAGGACGCTATGTTGGTGTACCTTCTATCTTCCTAAGAACTTTCGGTTGTAACTTTCAATGCGCCGGTTTCGGCATGCCTATAGGACAACTTAGTGATGAGAGAAATAATGTCGCTGTTCATGTTTCTAATTACAACAACTAC